AGATGTATCATCCATGGATTGAATCAAGAAGCGCACAAATTTGGAATGCAATTGATGAAGTTGGTTTGGAAAATCTTGATGCTAAAAAAAATGATTTACAATCAATAATTGATGGTAATTTTTTTCAAGAGGTAATACCTAATAGATGGAAAATAAAAAGTTGTGCTGATGGAAAATTGGCTGTTTGTGCAAAAAATTGTGCAGTAAATAATGACATATTTTCAGCCCAATTTGTTTGGGGCGATTGGAGAAAAAAATAATTAATTTTATTTGCATATTGGAAACAGTAAAAAAGTTTCATCAAACGCATAGTAATGTTTTTGATGCATTTGCAAAAACACAATACATATCAAAAATTTGGTTGATCCTTAAACTTCTAAACTACATTGATTTAAATCAAAAACACAAAATCTATGTCTTTGGCGGATGGTATGGTTTTTTACCTTTTCTTCTTTTTAATGCAGATGATATCAAGATAGACAAGATTTACAATATTGATACGAATAAAAATTGTGAAGAAATTTCAAATTATTTAAACAAAAACAATAAAAATTATATATTTGTAAATCAAGATATGAAAGATTGGAACAAATATGATTCCAATCCAATTGTTATTAATACATCTTTTGAACACATTAACGATGAAACATACCAGCTTTGGTACGATAAAATACCAAAAGATTCGCTAATAATACTTCAATCTAACAATCTTTTTAGAATAAAAGAACATATAAGATGTTGCAATGATCTAAAAGAGTTTGAAAAACAATCATTAATGACCAATATTTTATGGAAAGGTGAGACATACGTCGATCAATACAAAGAATATAAAAGATTTATGATTATTGGAAAAAAAATATAAACTAAATAATACTACACCGAAATCTTCATCATATGTTATAGTACTTGCATCAATACTAAGATGCAGCAATATGATTAGAAGAAGATAAAGGAGAAATAAATGGACTTTGTTACAAATCTACTATCCCTTGTATGGGCCCTACTTTGGACAAAAGAAGCATTTTGGCTAGTTGTTGGTCTTCTTGTTGGTTGGAATGTTCTTCCGCAACCAACATGGATCAAGAGCCTGGTTTCAAAAGTTCTTCCTAAAAAATCTACATCTGTAGAGTGATACAATAAACATGGTTACGGTCAAAAGAAAATCAAACGTAAATACTGAAGTAGAATTACTAAAAAAAGATATAACTTTGATAAACGATGTTTTTAGAAAACTTGATGCAACAATAGAAAAATTAGAAGAGTTGACCGTATCCATGACTAAGATTCTTTCACTTCATGAACAAAAACTAGAATATCACGAAAGAAAAGATCAAGAATTAGATAGACTAATAGAACTAAGAAGAACAGAGTTATTAACAGATATAAAAGAATTACACTCAAGAGTAACAACAGTAAATCGTGAATTAACAATACAAATTGAAAATACCGAAACAAAAATAACAAACGAAATCAAAGCACTAAAACAACACATAACACAAGAACATAATAAGTCTTCAAACGTAGTTGAACAAATACAACGCTGGAAGTGGATGATTCTTGGTGGGTCAGCCGCAGTAATGTGGCTGATCTCCAGCGTAAATTTTGCAACACTATCCAAGATATTCAATTAATCATTTGACTTTCAATATCATCTCATTTATACTTGAGACATGATATGGTTAGATAAAAAATACCTAAATTTGATCTCGCCTAAGCTTGAACGCTTTGCATGGAAAAGTGATAGACTTGCCAATATGAGATGCCCACTTTGTGGCGACTCTCAAAAAAACAAGTTGAAAGCTCGTGGCTATGCATTTGAACTCAAGGGCAGCTTGATGTATAAATGCCATAATTGTTCTGCATCTATGGCAATTTCAAAATTTATCAAAATGATTGACGAAAATGCATATCGTGAATATATGATGGAAAAATTTGGTGCTGCTAACACAGTCGTCATGACTCCACCAAAAATGACAATGAAAGCACCCGTGTTTCGTGCAAGAATAGATCTACCAACAATAGACTCATTAGAGAATGAACACTATGCTCGTCAGTATATAGCAAATCGTAGGATTCCTAAAGAGTTCTGGATCAATCTATATTATGCTGAAGATTTTCGTGACTTCATTGATGAACTTGTTCCTGCTCATGGAAAAGAATTGAAGAAAGACACTCGTATTGTCATTCCATTTTATGACACACAAAAGAAACTTGTTGCTGTTCAAGGTCGTGCATTGGCTGCCGACAACAAGATACGCTATATCACGATAAAGATTAATGAAGAAGCACCAAAGATCTATGGTCTGGATCGTCTTGATGTCTCCAAGACGACATACGTTGTTGAAGGTCCAATAGATTCAATGTTTCTACCAAATGCAATTGCAATTGCCGGTGCTAATCTAATTCAAGTTCGTAAATATGTAAATGATAGCACTGCTGTGTTTATTTCCGACAACGAGCCAAGAAACAAAGATGTTGTGCGACAAATTGAACAAAACATAGATGCGGGCTTGCGTGTTTGTATTTGGCCATCAACGATGAATTGCAAAGATATAAATGATCTGGTTCTTTCTGGTAAGAATTTGCAACAAATCGTGAAGATGATTGACGAGAATGTATTTAGTGGCGTTAAGGCCAAGTTCATGCTAAATCAATGGAAAAAAATATAAAATAATTTTTTGTTGATATTTTCTAGATTTATGATATTATCTATGATAAGTATACTATCCTCAACATCATGGGTGATTCATGAAAATAGAATTGGTGTCTTATACAAGACCTGTGAAACGATTAGAAGATCAAGGGATTGTCACGCCCATTGATCTTATTGCATTTTGTGCGCGTGTTTCTAATCCAGGCAATCAATTCAATAATGATACATCGGAAAAGCTTGTCAATTATTTGATCAAGCACAAGCATTGGTCCCCGCTTGAAATGGTTGACATGACATTAGAGATTGAAACCACACGCGACATCGCACGACAGATTCTTCGTCACCGATCATTTGTATTTCAAGAATTTTCACAACGATATGCCATTGCAGATTTGGGTTGTGAATTTCGTGATGTCAGATTACAAGATAATAAAAATAGACAAAATAGCGTTGAAACAAATGATGAGTGTCTGAATAATAATTGGTTAAATTATCAACAAGAAGTATTAGATGTTACAAAAAAAGTTTATGATTGGGCAATTAGTAATGGTATAGCAAAAGAGGTGGCAAGATCGGTGTTACCAGAAGGTATTACACTTTCTAGAATGTACATGAAAGGAACTCTTCGATCTTGGGTTCACTATATAGATTTACGTTCAGGTAATGGAACTCAAAAAGAACACATGCTTATAGCTGTTGAGGCTGCAAAGGTAATATCACAAGTATTTCCTATTGAAAAAATATTGTCAACAAATAATTAATAAAGAGGCATAAATGAGTAATTCACTTCCGACACAATATCAGTCGTTCATTCATCTTTCAAGATATTCAAGGTGGCTTCCGGAAAAGAATAGACGCGAGACATGGTTTGAAACTGTAGGTCGTTTCTTTGATTTCTTTGAAAATCATTTGAAAGATCATTGCAACTACAAGGTAAAGCCCGAAGAGCGTCGTGAACTTGAAGAAGCTGTTCTTGGTCTTGAGATTATGCCATCAATGCGATGCCTCATGACTGCTGGTGAAGCATTGCATCGCGAAAATGTTGCTGGTTATAATTGCTCATATGTTGCTGTTGATTCACCTCGATCATTTGATGAAATTCTGTATATTCTTATGAACGGTACTGGAGTTGGTTTCTCGGTTGAGCAAAAGTTTACAGATCAGCTTCCTATCGTTGCGGAAGACTTCTATGATTCTGATACAACTGTTGTTGTCGGCGATAGCAAGTTGGGCTGGGCAAAAGCCCTCAAGGAAGTCATTCATCTTTTATATGGTGGACAAATTGTTCGTTGGGATGTATCAAAGGTTCGGCCTGCAGGTGCGCCACTCAAGACATTTGGCGGTCGTGCATCTGGTCCAGAACCACTTGTCTCATTATTTGAATTTGTCACACGCATTTTCAAAAACGCAGCTGGTCGCAAGTTAACATCTCTTGAATGCCATGATATCGTGTGCAAGATTGCCGAGATTGTCGTTGTTGGTGGTGTTCGTCGTTCCGCTCTAATTTCATTGTCAGATCTTTCAGATGATGGTATGCGTGCTGCCAAGAGTGGTCAGTGGTGGGAACAAAATGCACAGAGAGCGTTGGCCAACAATTCATTTGTTGCAAAGCGTAAGCCTGACATGTCTGTCTTCATGAAAGAATGGCTGGCTCTCTATGAATCAAAGTCTGGCGAAAGAGGAATCTTCTCGCGAGCAGCATCGCAAGCACAAGCCAAGAAGTATGGTCGTCGTAATCCAGACTTTGATTTTGGAACCAATCCATGTTCCGAAATCATTCTTCGCAATCGTGAATTCTGCAATCTAACCGAAGTTGTTGTTCGCGCTACGGATACTGAAGTTGATCTTCATCGCAAAATCAGGCTTGCAACAATTCTTGGAACATGGCAATCTACATTAACAAACTTCAAGTATCTTCGCAACACATGGAAGAACAATTGCGATGAAGAAAGATTGCTTGGCGTTTCATTGACTGGCATCATGGACAATGAAATCACAAATGGCAAGAAAGGAAGAGATGAACTTCGTGCAACATTGAATTCCATTCGTGATCGTGCTGTGAATACAAATGTTGAATGGGCAAAGAAGTTGGGTATTCCTCGCTCTGCTGCAATCACATGCGTCAAACCTTCTGGAACAGTATCACAATTAGTTGACTCGGCATCAGGTATCCACGCTCGTCATGCACCATACTACATTCGTACAGTTCGTGCTGACAAGAAAGATCCTTTGGCCAAGATGATGGTTGATGCAGGCTTTCCTGTTGAAGATGATGTGATGAAGCCAGATCACACATATGTATTTGCATTCCCCATGAAGACACCAGAGAATGCAGTATTCCGCAAGGACATGACTGCGATTGAGCAGCTTGAATTGTGGTTGGAATATCAGAGACATTTCTGTGAACATAAGCCATCAGTTACCATTTCTGTAAAGGAAGACGAGTGGATGGAAGTTGGTGCGTGGGTATACGAACATTTTGACGAGATGTCTGGCGTATCGTTCTTGCCATTTTCTGATCATGTTTATAAACAGGCACCTTATCAGGATTGCACAAAGGAAGAATATGAAGCCATGCTTCTAAAGATGCCTAAGAATGTTGATTGGACCAAGCTATCAGAATATGAAAAGCGTGATACAACAACAGGCACACAGGAGTTGGCGTGTTCGGCGGCCTCTGGGGGATGCGAGGTCATATGATAGAGAGGACTCTAATGTGTGTATCGTGTGATTCAGAATACACGATAGAATATGATGAAGATGCCGTATCAGGTAAGGATTGCTACTGTCCTTTCTGCGGTCATCTTTATGATTTTGACGATGATGAAGATGAAGTTGACAAGTCCTGGAGTGACGAAGAGGAATAAATAGTACATAAACTCATTCTAGAATCCATGAATAAATAATTTTATGGATTATGAAAACCCCTGGATATATCAAGATAAAGTTTTTACTTTAGAACAAATAAGCGACATCATTGGATTTGTTTACAAGATAACGAATCTCAATGATGGTCGCTTTTATATCGGCAAAAAGCTATTCACCCGCGCTGGTTATAAAACAATCAAGAAGAAGAAGAAAAAGATTCGCGTGGAATCTGATTGGAAGAACTATTACTCTTCATCAGAAGAACTAAACGAAGATGTGCAGAAGCTAGGCAAGAACATGTTTCGCCGAGAGATACTTAGACTGTGCAAGTCAAAAAGCGAATGCACATATTATGAAGCCAAGTATCAATTTGAGTTATCCGTGTTGCTTGAAAATACATACAACAAATGGATACAGTGCAGGATCAGAAGAAATACACAGCTGTATTCAACGGCAAAATTATGAGAAATATAGATGAATAATCTTGAAAATCATCCTTACTATTATTATTACAAACTTGGTGATCAAAAACTCTCAACAAAACTATTTGCCCTATATGCAAAAGAAAAGTTTCAAGACAAGCACATAACTTGGCATTTTCCTAATTGGGAAAACGCTTTGTCAAAAATTGATATTACTAAGGAACCAGAAGAATCTTTACAACAATTGTATTTGCAGAGAGCTATTCAACTGCGAAATAAATACGATTATCTTATTTTACATTATTCTGGTGGGAATGATAGTCATCAAATATTAGAGACTTTTATGTTGAACAATATTTTCATTGATGAAGTAGCAGTTCATACTTATAATAACGATAAATTAGAATTGTTTTTACAAGATCATATTCTTTTAGATCACTATCACGAACCAATAAAATCTGCAATACCACAGGCAAAATTTTATATAGATACGTTTTCATCAAAAACAAAATTATCAATAATAAATGATGTATATGGAATTAACTTTAAATATTTTCAAAATATTGATAAAAACAAAATTGAAAATTATCTTAAATCATGTAGTTTAGGTATTCAACCAAAACTTACTTTTAGAAACAAAGATTTGACATTATTCAACAAAGAAT